GTTCGCCTGCGTGTCCATCTCCACCCCCAAAGCGAGGAGATCCGCTATCGCCTTAGCCAACTTCACCAGACGTTCACGCTCAGTCATGGGGATTTTTCTTTCCTGACCGATCGGTCAATATCCTTCGGACCTATGGGTTACCTGAGTGACGGGAAGCCACCCGCCGACGTACCGGATGATGACTCTCTGTGAGTCGCCACTCGCGCGTTATCCCAGCGACTTTGATGACGACGGGGCGCACCCGGGGATCGACTAGTACGTCGCCCCGTTTGGGTAATTCGCCTAGTCGCAACCAGCGCCAGCCTCTGGGAAGTGCGATATGCTTTTGAACGTTCATCATGCCGAGCCCGTGCGACCACCAGCCTGGATGTGGCGAGCCGCAGTCGCAATGCACCCAGCCTCGGCGCAATTTCTGACTCATGGGTGGGGGCATCCCCTATCCTTTCACCGCAACATCTGCGACTGGCCACGGCTCCGCCGTCTTGTTCACGTCTACCAGCGTCTCCACGAACGCAGCGAGTCGGCGCGCCTCGGCGATTGAGAGATCCCGGGGCAACCAGAAGCAGACGTTTCCGTTCGCACGCAGCGGAAACGGATATTCGACACAGTTCGGGAGGAGGTTTCGGTAGTCGTCCTTCATGGGTCCCCTATCCTTTCACGTCCACCGATTTAACACCATTCCACAGTTCCATATCGGGCGACAACTCGGGGCCGCCCGACAATCGCTGCACCGCACGCAGTAGCCTGCGCGCTTGCTTATCTGACATCCACTTCGCCGGGGCGCATCCCCACGGGCAGCGCATTCGCTTCACGACGCCCCAGAGCCGACAGATCAACGGGCGAGCCGCATATACGGAACAGGAGCCGTGCGTCTCGTCCAGGTATGGACACGTCAGCGTCTGGCGATTCTCGGCGCTCGCGAACATCGGGAGACCTTTGCGGCGCTCTTTGATGCGCTCCCATTCGAGACGATTCATGACGATTGGGCCGCAGGACTGCTGGCACAATCGCTTGCATTCCAGTTTCGGAATACGCGCATAGAGTCGGTCGAGTTCGTTCACAGCGCCCGGTAAACCCTCATGTGTTTTCGGACTTCTGGGGAGCGCTGTATCCGTGCCGGAAGCCCCACAGAACTTTTTGCCCGTGTGTGATACCCCCGACGATCTCCCCCGTCTCAAGCACCACCCAGCTCGGCCGGTAGACTCCTCGAGCCCAGTCCGTGAGATGATCGGCGCAGAGATGCAGCCCGCCCGCCGTTCGGACTATCGCAGGGTCTCCGCATGTCCCACCAGCGAGGAACGTCCATTCACAAGTCATTAGTGCTCTCCGTGCTCAGGCACCCCAGACGCTCGCACGAGATCATCAATCGCGGATGCAAGCATGGCTCCGTAATATTCGCCGTCACCAATACTGCCAAGCGCGACCGCCAAATCTCTTGGCTTGCGGTTCGTGACCTTCTCCAGCCACGCAAGAATAATGACGCCTGTGGAATTCGATCCTGCTGGGGCTGCGGCGTGCGCCGATCCCCGAACTCGTTTCCACGCGATGCGGGCGCGTTCTTCGAGCGCCAGCATCTCCGTGCGGTGCGCGAGTTGGGTTGAGTCCCCAGACCACGCTTGGAGCATCGCGGCGCGCACGTTCGACTTGTCGTAGCCTTCCGCATTGTCGAGCAGTGGTTCAAGCTTGAATCGCTTCTGGACTTGGGCGTTGGGGGACTCGCTCCCGCGCGTCCTGGACCGCAGCCCGCCAGCCGCACTTGCATCGCACCGTGTGGCGCGCGATGAAGCCCTGCGAATCCTTCTCGCAGCGCGGATCGCTGAACCACTCGGGCGTGGCCGCTTCTCGTAGGTCTGGGCTCCCTGATACCTTAGCCACGGGCGACCTCCCGGGTCAGTGGGTCGAGAAATTGCACCTCTGCGATATTGACCCCTAGAAGTTCGGATAGCCGCTCCATAGAAATTTCCAAATGAGCGTAAGCCCACAGGAGGATCAATACTTCCTCAGCGGTGCGGTGGGCGAGCAATCGAACAGTCGCCGTCGGCTCCATGGGCAGCGGTCCTATTCTCGTGGAGTTTCCGAAGAGCCAGCGATGCATGGACTCAACGAGTGGATGGGGCTCTACAGGCGTCTCAGAAGTCCCCCTACTAGTAGTCGACATCGCGAATCTCCAGTCCAAGATATAGGGCATGCTCCATGAGATAGCCTGCATCGCGGCGACGGCCCCATGTCCCGAGACGCCAGAGAATGCCGCCCCGTGGCGCCCCTTGCAAAGAATGCTCGTTGGGCAGATAGCGCACTTCCGATTCGGGGCGATTTTGCCAGCGCATCCATTGACGATACTGATGGTGCGCCCCGGCGAGCGCATATTCGCGAACCTGTTCGCGCTCAGGCTCCATACGTTCTTTCAGCCAGTCATTCGGCTGGCTCATGGTTCGCGCTCTGTTCCCGAAGAACCCACCCGCACTCCACGTTCATACAGCCATTCAGCCGCGAGAATGTGTGCGCCGCCGAACTCGAATAGCGGCCCAATCTCAGGGCACTCAGCGAGCAGATTGGCAAGTTTCCGTACGAGCGTGGTGCTCACTGGGGGCGCTGCGCGGGTGGCCGCGCATCCCCTCCACATTCGATGTAAATACGGCCCAAGTCCGCGGCGATCCATACCAGCGACTTCGTAAACCCGTGACGCTGCTCGAAACTGCGTATCCCGAGCCGATGCTGCTGGGCGTGGTGAAACGCGCAGAGCGGGACGCAGTTGCCGAGATCATTACCGCCAGCACCCCGCGATTTCACATGCGCGCATTCGCTCCCCAGAAATCCCAGCGGACAGCGATGTGCGGGATCAAGTCCTCGCAGCAAGCAGGCAAAGGCCCGAATCCACTCGCGATATGGCACATTAACCGCCTTGGGGAACAGATGCCCGCCTGATTTCTTCGTCCGCGGCCCCTGCGATTTCATGCGCGTCCGTTTCATGCGGGTGTGCTGTCGGAGCCCCCGAGACTTCACCTTCCGCTTCTTGGGCTTCGGCTTCGGAACGGGGAAAATCATGCGCCCAACGCTAAATTGGGGTGCTCAATCTGAGAACGCCAATCGTACTTCCGAATCTGGGCTGGCCAAGTGCCGCGGGCGAAGCACCCTGAGGGATGACGCGTTCGCTTGTATTCGCAGAGAAAGCGAATCCGTCCACCCATTGCGCTGGGGAATACCGCCCACCAACGCTGTGGTTTAAGACCATGAGGCGAATTACCAATCGCTTCTGTACTAAACCACCACACCCTTTGTCGGGCAAGACAAGCAGCTGGGCGTAGAACAACATAAAACAGCCCATTCGTAGATCGCGGATAAGGTGGATCACAGATTACTACATCGAAACTCCCACAGTGAAATGGCGCATGAAAAGCATTCCCTACGACATGCGGGTTTGTAGAACGGTCTGCATCAAGCCTGACTCCCCAAGAAGCCTGTCCCCCGAATAGATGCAGTACGGAGAGCCCAGCAGTCTCGCGCTGCAGGATCTCGGTCACCTCTTGTGGGAACGCCCAAGTGCGACGATAACCCCGGCAGGCGATGATGCCTTGAAATGTCCGCTCAATCGCGAGGCTCACTTCGGGGGCTCCCCACCAGGACCCCGCGGGACCCTCCGACTGACTTCAACTTTGTTACCCGGAATGCGTGGGGCGATTTCGCGTGACAGTTCAGCGAGCCAGATGAGAATCTGAATCCAGTCCTCTTTCGGAATCACCATGACATCGTGGCGCTCGACATGGTGAATGCGCTCAGGATCGTCGGGGAGTGTCGCAAGAATGACGCGATCACGCGGCTCCGCCCGGGCGATCAGCGCCTGCACGTCCGCATCACGGATACCTGCAGTTGGGGGGCTCATGGTTTCCCAGCCCCCACACCCGAACGCGGAAATTCCCTGCGCTGACGTTCCAAGAAACTGACAGGCTCGCCGTGCGCGACATCTTCGACTTTCCAGGAATACGTGAGCGCCGCTTCCACGAGGCGAAATTCGAGTCCCACGCCGCCGAGATCCGTCGAGGCGGCTGCCCACGCCATGAGCGAATGTGCCGCAGCGAACGACACAAGATCCGTCACCGCTTCAGTGATCCGACAATAGAGCCCCGTAGGGACACCGGCGCCCCGCGTCACGGATACGGGGAGACGTTTCCATTCCTGCGCGACGACAAAATCCCCCGGCAACCTCTGGATACCCACGCCTTCGATGGCGCGCACTTCGACGTAATAGCCGTGGGTGGTCCCGTTACCCATGCTCATGGTTTCCCACCAGAAGAAACAGACCCCACCGCACAGTCAGGAAGTTTCTCAAACAAGGCATAGCGCCCCGATGCGGTATGGCATGCATGCATCTGAATCTTCGTAAATGCGCCGGGGGCCGTCGGGGGTGTCCACCAGCCGATGCGATAGCGCGTCACCACCTTCGCCGTGTCAAGATGCCAGCATCGCTTTACGCCCAGCGGATTTGTTGCCGTTGTAGAAATCGCTGTCGCATCCCTTGCAGAACTTTTGGTCGCTCATGGATCATCCCCCATGCCATCCATGACGGCCTGTAGTTCCTCTCGAGCGCGAGCAATCGCGTCAGCATATCGGCAATTGGGGCACTCATCCCAATACTCCGGACGATAAATATCGCCGCACTTTGGACACATCTTCTCCCCGGGGCTCATGGAGAGACGTTCCCCGACCCCCGAGGGCTACAATCGTTTTCGAATTCGATCCACTTCCGTGCGCGATCCCACTCACGGCTCACGAGCGATTGCCCACCCATCGGGCTATCGCCGCACTCCTCCACGAACTGGGAAATGACGCGCACCGCTGTATCAACTTCAGAACGCGAGATCATGTGGCGGAAACTCCCTTTAGGTTAGTGCCGCACCGTATCCTAGAACGCGAAATCCGAATCGTGACCCGGTTTGTAGTTCTCACCGATATGCTGATCGGGACTGACGGCTGGCGCGTGGCAGCACTCACTCATCCAGTCCTTCTCATACTCATCCCACGAGTAGGCCGTATTCTCGTGGCAGCGAGAGCAGGGGCCAAGATCCTTCGGCTTCGTGCCCATCGGCTCCTCACACTCGGGGCAATCCCAAAATGCGGTGTATCCGTGCGGGCAGAGGCTCATAGTTTCCCTGCTCCCTTGCACGAATCGCAGGGAATAGAACCGATTCGGCCGACACCATCACACACGGGGCATGACAATCGTTCCATCCATCCATTGCCCGTTTCACCTGTCATGGCCGCGCAGATTATGAGCGCTGCGCTATCTCGCGCCGTCCGATCCTGGTCTGCGATTAATTCGAAGGCTCGATCACCCATTGCGGAGTGTAGCAAATCCTTGACCATCTTGACGGCCGCCGCATTCGGCTCACCCAGTTTCGCCAGTGCTTGTGCAATCAATCCCCGGATACGGTCTAATGCCTGTTTTGCATCTGAGTCTGCGATGTCTTTGTCTCCATACGTTACGGCAAGCTGGAGCGCATTTCGCAGATCGGCTAAGGCTGGGGCTTTGAGTGAGGTAATCGGCGTGCTCATGGACCTCAATCTATAGGCAGGCCCCGACCTGTCAAGTAACGATTGCATTACACTTTCATTTCCCACTTGACAAGTGGTGACAACAAATGCATGTTCGGGCCGTGAAACCTACCTGCCGATACTGCAACAAGCCGTTAGCGCGGAAAAGGCTAGGGCGCCCCCCGCGGGTCTGCCGTCGCGCCGCATGCCGCCGGAAGATGAACCTTGAGACGCTGCACCGTTTCCGGGCGAAGGAGAGCGCGGCGTGACCTTCTGGCTCGGCGTCCTCAGCACACTAGTCATTCTTCTCGTCGTCCGGCAATTGCGCGCACCGGGCGCTACGGTCATCTATGATCATCTCCCGACCAATGTGTTTGCGGTCCTGAGTCTGACGTACTGCTCCAACACCGACGAGATTACCCATGTCCAGCCTATTGCCGCGCGGATTTGGTATAACGTCAGCATGATGCGATGGGAAGCTGGATGTCCCGAATGCGGGGCGCGGGCATTTGGCATCAGCCCCGAACAAGCCGCCAGCAAATGGAATGGTGCGCACGCGTGAACTTTTGGCTCGGCTTCTTCATTGGCATCATCGGATCATTCGTGATTTCCTCTCTCGCGCTGGTCGGCTGGTGGTACCTCACGGTGGGTCGGCACGAGCCAGAAGCGATGCGGAAAGCGCAGGAGGAGTTCGAGAAGACCCGCGAATCCATTCGGCGCGCGCGCACCATCGCCCGGGCGAACTAATGCACCGCACTCCCGCACTGTACGAAGTCGAAGCTCATACCCATCGGGGCCTCATCATCGGCATGGCACGCCATGACAAGGGTGCTCCGTTCGCCTGTAATTCCCCGCTCAGGCTCTGTGTCGAGGATAGCCAGATCCGCCCCGGTGAGCAGATCGTGTCAGAGCGGTGCCAATGCGGGAAAGTCGTCCACGTCTGGCGGGTGCTCCACGAAGCGGTGCTCTTGAACAACGACGCGGACGATGACTGCGCATAGTCGCGTTCTGTTGGATCGTCCCTACTTGTGCCCGATCTGTCGGCAGAAGGTGCCCCGGCTCTTCCCACTGACGCATTACGATCACAAAACGCGACACTGGCGCCCCGTGAATGCCTGTCTAGCGTGCTGTGGACCTGACGGAGATGGCGGCGCGATTGTATCACCACTCAACTTGAGGCATAAGTCGATACAGCGTTAGTCGCTCATGTGGGGTTGCGGTGTGGGGACTTTGATCGAGACCCTGCTTCGTGGAAAAGGCCGACTTGACGACCTTCCCCTGCATGAGCTTTCCCCAACGAGGACCACATGAGCGCAGACCCCAATTTGAAGTACATGCATCCCGATAGCGAGGAAGCCCGCGCTAAGAAAGCTGAAATGGAAAAGCACATGGCGTCCGTTGAGCGGTCGGAGTGGTTGCAGCTCTGGCGGATTTACGAACGCTGCGTTGACATCGCGCACAAAGTCTGGGACGCGAAACTTGATGCGGCAAGCGCCCAGCAAGAAGCCTTGGCGCTAGAGATGCGCGACCGGGGGGCGGCGAAGTACAAGGATGCCGAAGGTCGGGAACGCGACGACGATGTGTTCGGCATCCCGGTCCCCTTGTTCACGCCCCGGGATCGCTTGCAGTTCATCAAAGAGGTCGCGGTAAACCTGAACATCACGGCCGGACAACGGGGGCTGTCGATTCGGTTCCCCAAGGAGTGGACGCCCAAAGATGCCGAGACGAAACAAGAAGCGGGGAGCGGATCAAGTGTCGAAGCAGCGCCAGGTACGGTTGAAAGTGCGTTGGATGCGGAAGCGAGCGAAGTCGCCTCCCAGGGGGCGGTGAACCAAAGTTCACGGCCTGAGACGAACGATCTAGGGGTACCCCTCACCACATGACCCCCCGAGCGAAAATCAATTTGGCGGTACCTGAGAGGCCTCAGGACGAGGGCAAAAAAAGCCTGCTTACGCACCATATTGGGGCCAAAGTGAGCCGGGATTCCTTCCAGATCATCGACAACGCCGCGCTGATTCGCGGGCTTCCCCGGTCGGAGATTGTGTCACGCGGAGCTTTGGAATACGCCCAGCGAGTATTGGAGCAGGCGACGGGGACAGTCGCAGCCTTCCGGCGGATCATCCGCAAACAGCATGCCCAAACCGCTGCGCGCGGCCGCAAGAAAGCTCGCTAGCCGTGGCGACCGTCCACATAACTCCGAATGCTCCGCCGTGCTGGTGTTGTCGCGCTAAGGGCGAAGCCTGCGGCTGTTCCCATCGGCTCGCCTGTCCTAAAGCGCGGAAATGCGCGAAGCACTGCGGGTGCCTGGATTGCCCCTTCTGTGGTCGGCAATACGTGGAACGTATCTCAGCAGGACTTGCGCGAGTCGCGGAGAAGTAAAAGATTGTGTCAATGCGCGTCAAAACGTGGCGAGTATTACACTACGGCACCGTTTCTCCAGATGCCCACACCATTCCGTATGACTGTCCATGTGGCCGTGAGGCCGAGTTGCCAATCAAGGGGCGGGTCATTGCCATCACAGGAGACGGCGGCGTGATTTTCGATAGCCATGATCGCGCATTACCACCGAAGATTCAGTGTCGCAAATGCGGCCGCGTGCTCATCCTCGAGGGCGTCCATGTTCGGTAAGTTCTTCGCTTCAACATTTACCGGCTCAATGGTCGGAGCTGGACCGGAGATGTTTGCTGTTTGGGGTTATGTCGTCGCCAATACCGTTGCTTCACAGGTGGAACTCAATCCCCGCCATCTCGCCAGTCTAATCGGCATGACCCCAGAAGCCGTCATCAAGTGTATCGAGCGTCTCTGTGGTCCCGATCCAGAGAGCCGCAGCAAAAAGGCGAATGGGCGGCGCCTTATCCGTGAGGGCGAATTCGCCTATTTCGTGCCGAACCATGAAGCCTACCGGGCCGTCCGCGACGAGCAGGACCGGCGCGAATACAATCGGATCAAGAAGGCTGAGGGGCGGTCAAGGGGTGTCAATACGCGAGTCAAACGGTCAATACGTGTGTCAAGCGTGTCAGCCAAAGCAGAAGCAGAAGCAGAAGCAGAAGCAGAGATAAAGAGAGGATCTAGAGGCTCCCAGCCTCTGGGTAACCGTAGTTGACCCTTAAAGATCTAAAGGCAACACCGGATCTAGCCAATGCAAGGGCGCAGGAGAAAAAATCGCTTGCCCTCGTTACCGTGACCGCGAAGCAATTTTTGGAAGCGCTGCGCGACGGTGCGAGCGAACGGCTCAAGCGGGAGGCGCTCTATGTCGGCATGGCCGAAATTGTCTTTGCCTATTGGGCGACTCGCCTGCATCATCCGGCTGCACTCTATGACCGGAAACGGGAACGGCGGTTACTCGCACGGCTGCGCGAAAGCGGGGGCGATTGGGGCTTACTCTGCTATGCGATCGACGGGGCGCTTACGGACGATTGGCTCATGGGCCGCGCCGTGAATAGTCCCCGCAAGTACGACGGCATTGAGACGCTGTTCCGCGACCGCGAGCAAGTCGAGCGGCTCGCCGAGCTCTGTCCCAAGTTCTGTGCGGGAACGCCGCACCCCCTCGTCACGAAATACCAGCATGGCAACGGCGCCTAACCCAATTCTTTGCCATCAGTGCGGGCAAGATTACGCCCGCGAATACTGGGCTATGCAAGGCAAGGGCGATCCGTGCGTGTGCCAGTCCTGCCGGCGGGATACGAATCCCAATGCTGCCGATGCCCCGCGTTGGGTTCCAGGTGCTCACGTTGACGAGCCATCGCCAACGACAGTTGTGACTTCAGCGCGGAAGCGGTGCCGAGTGTGCGGGGGCGAATGGGACGGGCTCATTTTCGGCCCGTCTGCTTCCAAGGGCTCGCCCCTGCCATTCGGTATCTGTCCCGCATGTGGCGACAAAGACGATGCCTATGCTGCGACTCTGACCGCGCGAGTGGTGCCCTATGCGATTCCAGCACCCGAGTTGCACCGCCCGCGCCGCGCTTCGGAGGGCGTCGATGACTAGCGTTTCCTGGTCCGTGATGCCGCATTATTACCAAGAGCTGGATGGATTTTTCTGGTTTGAAGTTGGCTATCGCCGCATGCTGCAAACCCTGGCCCTGGATCGCCCGTCGGTGTTCGTGGAAATCGGGAGTTATCAAGGCAAGTCTACGGCGTTTCTTGGCGTGGAGATTCTCAACCGGCAGTTGCCCTGCACCTTGCATTGCGTCGATGCGTGGGAAACGCCGAACGGTATCGCTAACGGACCAGCGATTCACGAGGTCTTCGAGCGCAACATGGGGGCGATTGCGGCGGGGCTCGAGGATCGGTTCGTCGTCCATTGGTCACCCTCAGTCGCAGCCGCGGAAGATTTCCCCGATGCCTCGGCCGACGTAGTCTGGGTCGATGGCGACCACTCCTACGAAGGTGTCACCGCAGATATTCTGGCCTGGTGGCCGAAGGTCAAACCGGGCGGCTGGATGGGAGGGGACGATTTTATGATGTTCCCCGTCGCGAAAGCGGTCTGCGAGCAGTTCGCCCCGAATTATATTCTGTGTCATGGCTGGACGACGAAGCCTGAACCCATGCCGTGGCCGAGCTGGTTGTGCAAAAAGGGATGACATACGTCGAGCTTGTACTTCCCGAGCCCCCCGCCGCGAATAGATATTTGCGTACTCACGGCCACGTCACGTACAAAACGCGTGAGGCAAAAGCCTACTGCGAACTTGTCGCTACGCTCGCGCACACTGTGCGAGTGAACGGCATCCCGGCGTTTCCCGACGGCGACGTGAGTGTCGCAGTGGTGTGGCATCGCGGACGGAAAGCGGGGGATTTAGGCGAACGGACGAAATGCCTCTACGATTCGTTGCAGGGCACCGTCTACACTAACGACAAGCAGATCGCGCACGACGAGCGGTGGCGTACCGATGCGCACGACAACCTTCCGAAGGGTCAGGTGAGAATCGTCATCACTGACCAAGTGCCCATCGCGCCATGAGCCGCCGTCACACGCACTACACCCCCGAACCCGTTCGCGTGGATCTGTTCACCGAGGAACCGCCGAGCGTAGCGGTCGATACCAGCGAAGCCGCGGCGCTCGGCATGCAAGGCAAGACCGGACGGATCGCGGCGAATGTGTTGTCGTTCATCCGCGGCCGCGGGCCACGGGGTGCGACCCTCCGCGAAATCGCCCATGCGCTCAGGCTCAACGAGAACACGGCCCGACCCAGGTGCTGGGAGCTCGAAGGCAACGTTCCCGCCGGCCGGAGACCACGCACGGCGCTGATTTACAAGTCTGAGCAAAAGCGTGACGGCATGAGGGTCTATCTAGCCAAGCATTTGTAACAAACCGCTTGCGCTAGAGGTGCTGGCACATATCTTGTTTCACAGCATGCCCCGTAAAGCCAAGGCCCTGCCGCCACCCGAACCGGAATTGCTGCCCGCAACCGCCGTTGTGCCCTATACCGGAACAATCCTCGACGCACTGACACTTGCTGGCATGGATGGCCCGCAGTGGGAAAACTGGCGCGTCTTCTGGAAAGCCGTGTTTTGCTTACCGATGACCCCGGCCGAGTTGCTCGTCTATCAGCGCCACACAGGGCGCGCGGCGCCGCCGAGCGAACCCGTTGGAGAAGCGTGGGGATTGGTGGGACGCCGCGGCGGGAAATCGCGCAACTTTGGAGTGGCTGCTGGTTGGATGGCAATCCGACGCGATTACACTCCCCTGTTGGCACCCGGCGAACGCGCCGTGATTCCCGTCATCGCTGCTGATCGGAAACAAGCCCGCCAAGTGCTTAACTATCTGAAGGGCTTTGCGGCATTGAGTGCGATTCAAAGCTTTCTCGTCCGCGATCCGCTCACCGCATCCGTGGAGTTCAAGACTGGCGTCACGGTCGAAATCGCCACGGCCTCCTACCGGACCACGCGCGGCTACACCGTCGTCGGCCTGGTCACCGACGAAGTGGCGTTCTGGCGCTCCGATGATTCCGCCGAGCCAGACAGCGAAGTGCTCGATGCCTTGCGCCCCGGTATGGCCACCGTGCCCGACTCGCTCCTGCTGGGTGGCTCAACGCCCTATGCGCGGAAAGGCGAGCTCTACCGGGCGCATGTCGAGTATTTCGGCAAAGACGTGCCCGACGTATTGGTCTGGAATGCGGACACGCTGTCGATGCATGACTCACCGCGGCTCCGCAAATTCATCGCCAAACAATTCGACAAAGATGCCACGGTGGCCGCCAGCGAGTACGGGCAAGGTGGCTCCGTGGTGTTCCGCGCCGACGTGGAAAGCTTCGTCGATCCCGACGCCGTGCAAGCAGTGATGGTCGCGAATCGGCGCGAGCTGGAGCCGCAGAAAAACACCTCCGGCGTTTTGCAGCGGCGCTACTTCGCGTTCACCGATCCCAGCGGTGGCTCACAGGATGCTTGGACCTTGGCCGTAGGGCATCTCGAGGACGCGAAGCCGGTTCTTGACGTGGTGCGCGAAACCCAACCACCCTTTTCGCCTGATGCGGTCACCACCGATTACGCGACCGTGCTGAAATCCTACGGCATTGCGGATGTCGAAGGCGATCATTACGGCGGGATCTTTCCGCGAGAATTGTTCAAGAAGCACGGCATCACCTACCGGACTTCGGAGATTCCGAAATCCGACATTTACAAAGAGTGGCTCCCATTGCTGAATGCTGGGCGCTGCGAGTTGCTCGACCTACCCCGTCTGAAGGCGCAACTCTGTGGCCTCGAACGGAAGGTCGCGCGCTCCGGTCAGGATTCGATCGACCACGCCCCCGGGGGACATGACGACCTCGCCAATGCGGCGGCCGGTGTTCTGGTCCGGGCCGCGCGGCGTCGTCCCGTCATTTCCGTGAGGGTCGCCGTATGAGTCTCTGGGGCTCGCTGACTGGCTACCTACTGGACTTCCCCGGGTTCAAGGGCGGGACCGAAGAAAACGATCCCTCCACTCCCTCGCCGAGTGTCCGCGCATGGCAACCCGAATTGAAACTCGTGCGGGCACTGTACGGCGGATTCAACGCGCTCCGCGCTGAGCGGCAACAGTACCTGCCCCAACATCCGGCCGAGGAGGAAAAAGACTACTTCATCCGATCCATGCGGCCGACGTTCTACAACGCCTTTGCGCGGACCATCCGGGCGCTGACGGGGATCGCCTTCCGCCAGCCGCCGACACCGGAAGGCGTGCCGCCCGAGATCCAGAAACTCTACGATGACGACATCGACAATCGCGGGACGAATGGCGACATGTTCCTGCGCCACACGTTTCTCGACGCCCTGATTACGGGGCTCACTGGAATTTTCGTGGAGATGCCGACGCTCGATGGGGAGAACATTACCCGAGCGGATGAACTCGCCGCCGAGATTCGGCCCTACTGGACGATGTACTCGAAGGACAACATCGTGAGCTTCCGCACGGTGGTCGAGGATGGGAAACTGCTACTTTCCCAGCTCGTGCTGAAAGAAGTTGTTCAACTCCCGAAGGGCGACTATGGCGTGAAGCTGGTGGAGCAGTATCGGTCATTCAAGCGCTTACCTGCCGTCGCGCCGGCGACCGCTGAAGCCGTGATTCTCTGGGAATCGTGGCAGCGAGCCCAAAGTGGGAAACTCGTCTCTGTCGGTTCGGGGCAATTGCCAACCGTCACCGAAATCCCGCTCGGCATCGTCTATACCGAGCATACGGATTTCATGGACGCCCGGCCGCCGCTCATGGACCTCGCGAACCTGAACCTCTTGCACTACCAGATGTGGAGTGATTTGGCGCATGCCGCGCACATCGCCAACGTGCCTGTGCTCTTTGGCGTGGGGATCGATGAGAACGAGATCCAGATCGGGCCCAATCGGGCGATTCTCGTGAAATCGGGTGACCAGAATACGACGCTGCGGTGGTTGGAGACGACAGGGGCTTCGCTCGGTTCGACCCGCGCTCTGCTGTCCGACCTCGAGGAGCAGATGGCGAACCTCGGCCTCTCGATGTTGCAACGGAAATCGCGCGCGGCTGAGACGGCGCAGAAGTCCATTCTTGATCGCACGGAGCAGGACGCAACGCTCGGGGCCGTAGTGGGGGATTTGGAAAACGGGATCGAGCAGGCGCTCTACTTCACGGCGCAGTATCTCGGCATGGACGTGAAAAGTGATCCGCACGTCGGTGGCAGTTTCAAGTTTACGCGCGACTTCCAACTCGATCCCGCGACGGCTGGACAGTTCTCGCCAGCGCAGGCAGCATTCGCACCTGAGCCCAAGGCCCCAGGCCAGACCAACAACCCCGATACCACGGGAACCGCCGTTCCCGCACCAGGAGCCTAATCGTTTATGGCGAAGATCCGGCAGAAACTCGACCGCACCGAGTGGGCGAAGCTCACCCAGGATATGCAAAGCCTCTACGTCGCCAAGGGCAACGACTATGTCCTCGACTCCGACGATGCCGAAGAACTTCGTGTGGCGTTCGAGCGCACAAAGGACGATTTGCGCAAAGCCAATGACAAACTCGCCGCGCTCGGAGGGATTGATCCAGCTGAACATCAGCGGTTGAAAGATGCGGCCACGCAATCCGCGCGTGATGCCGACATCGCCAAGGGCAACTTCCAGAAGATCATCGAACAGGACGCCGCCGCGCATGCGGAAGAAATCAAGAAGCGTGATGCGCGAGAGAAGAATCTTATCGGCCAGTTGCGCGAGTCGCTGGTGGACGGCGAACTGACCCGGGCGATCAGTGCTTATCCGGGCGCCCGTCATAAGTTGCTCATGCCCGCGGCCAAACAGAAAGTTGATCTCCGCGAAGTAGGCGGAAAACTTCGCTCCGTTGTCCTCGACGACAAAGGCGAGCCCCGGCTTAAACAGGGCGCTAAGACGGCGGACGAATACATGGAGCCCGCCGATCTCGTTGCCGAAATGCGGAACGACAAGGAGTACGCCGGCGCCTTTCCGGCCTCCAGCGGTCGGGTCACGGATTCGCGGACTCTGCAACCGACGCCGATGGGCGGGGGCAATGCGACCGAACGGGCGCAGATGGCCACCATCATGGCTGAGATCGCTACTGGGGCGTCGAAGCTCTCCGGGTGAGAGTCACGGTTGGGATTTCGTGCTTCGCGGATTTCAAAGCCCCAATGGCGGTCTCGCTCATCAAGGGACTCAGCGATTTCCCGTTCGAGTTGCACCTGTCTGTGATCCGCAGTCCCTATCTGGATTCGAACCGCGAAACGATTATCCAAGAAGCGCTGAAAGCGGGCTCCGAGAAAGTCCTGTTTATCGACACCGATATGGAGTTTCCCCCCGATGCGATGCGACGGATCTGCGAGCATTCTAAAGCCATCATCGGCGGGGCGTACAATGAGAAAAAGGAGCCGCCCACAAGCACCGTGCGACTCGACGATGGCAAGGGCGGATACTTGGTCGGCAAGGCCACGTTCCCCGACAAGCCATTCATGTGCGCGGCCGTCGGTACGGGGTTCCTCGCGATACATCTTCCTACGGTAACCAAACGCATGCAGCCGCCCTACATGGAATACGACCGCGATACTCGGGGCCGGATGGGAGAGGATCTGTTCTTTTGCCGAAAGGCCCGGGCGGCTGGTCTGGAGATTTGGGCGGACCCGACCATCCCTTTGCATCATATCGGCGACTACGCATTCTAGCCCCCTTGACAAAAAGCGTGCCAGCAGTAACGTAGGGACAAGTAGGTCGCCCCAGGATGCTGGGGCCGGGCTGGGGTGAATCCCCAGCACCCCACCGAAGTGATGACTCCGATGGGTTTGACGTGAGTAAACCGCGAACCCCTTTTTCTTCGGAGCTGCCCCAATGGCGAACGTTGCCAACAGTTACAGCGACCTACTGCCGCGGCTGTTCGCCGCGGGTATCGTCGTGCTCCGAGCCAACAGCGTCCTGCCCCGACTCGTCGCGAACTACTCCGACGAAGTGGCAGCTTCGCGAGGCTCAACCATCAACATTCCGATCCAGCCGACGGTCGCGACCCGCGCCGTCGCCCCCGATGCCACGGCGGCGGACCCCGGCGCCCAGACCTGGAGCACCACGGCGCTCGTCCTCTCAGACTGGCGCGAAGCGCCTTTCGTGCTGTCCGACAAAGAAGCGGGCGAAGTGCTGGAAGGCGCGATCCCGCGGTGCGTCAAGTCGGCCGTCATCGCGCTCGCCGATTACGTCGATGCTCAGGGCATGGCGCTCTACACGAGCATCTACAACACGGGCGCACCAGACAACTTCGGCGGCGGTTCGACGCTCTTACCGTCGGCCTTCGTGGTCGATGCCACCAAAAACCCCACAGCCTTCCGTGCGGTCGCCGAAGCAGGTGTGCTGCTCGATCAAGGCGGCGCCTCTCCGACCGGGCGCGTGGTCGTGCTCTCGCCCAAGGACAACTGGGATGCCAGCTTCCAGTCGCCATTCCTCAAAACGATGGAGCGCGGGGACACCGCTGGCGTGCAGGATCGCAACATCGGCCACAAGATCGGGATGGACTGGTGGATGGATCAGGGCGTCCCGACCCAAACTGCCGGGACGGTTGGCACTACCGCAGCGCAGACGCTGACCTGCCCGACTGCCAACGTTGGAGATACAGCGATCACGTTCGTGGGCACGATCACTACGGCGCTGACGCTGAAGGTCGGGGATGTGTTCAAGTTCTCGAACCACAACCAGACCTACGTCAACAACACGCTGGTGACCTCCACGACCAACTCGCTGGCAGTCACGTCGTTCTCGCCGGGCCTCAAGGTCGGCGTCACGTCGGCCAATAGCGCATCGGTGCTGCCGAGCCATAAGGTCAACCTGATGTTCTATCCCGATGCCTTCGGGTTCGCGTCGCGCCCGCTCCAGAGCATCGGCTCGGGGAACTACATCTCAATGAGCGACCCGATCAGCGGATTGACCTTGCGATTGGAGGTCACCCGGCAGAATAAGCGTGATCTATTCAGCTTCGACATCCTGCATGGGTGGAAGCTCGTCGAAGCGCGCCTCGCAGCGCGTGTGGCGAGTTCGATCTAAGCCGTGATCGACGCCACGGTTGGCGGCACCAACGCCAACTCGTATCTGACACTGAGCGCGGCCGAGACCTATTTCCTCGGTCGCCTCGGTGCCGAGGCATGGAACGACGCCGACCAGGAGCAAAAGGAATCGGCGCTCATCATGGCGACGGCTTGGCTCGACACGGAACGTTACGTCGGCTCTATCGTCTCCATCTTCCAGCGTCTCGTCTGGCCCCGTTTTGGTGCATTCAGCCGCAACGGGGCCTATTTGATCTACACGGCGATTCCGCAAATGCTGATGGATGCTACCTGCGAATTGGCGCTCGCGATTCTGAACGACCCGTCGATCTTCGGAGATTCGGAAATCGAAGCCTTCACCCATTTGCGGGTTGGGGATGTTGACATGACCCCCCGGTTCATCCCCCGGTCGGCCTTGCCGCTGCATGTACTCCGCACGCTGGAGCCCATCCGTCTGGCCGGCCGCGGGACGCATGTGATCCACGCATGAGCCTCGATACCGCCATCGCGCGGACGCTGCAGAAGACCATCCAGCGCACGGGGACTCCGGTCATGCTGCGGCGGATCACCCCAGGCGTTTACAACACCGCCACGCGCACCGTAGGGAATTCGGTGGAAGATCATGCCGTGACGATGGCGATCACCATCTACTCGGATCGGGAAACGCTGGCTGGTGCGGGGTCCATTCAATCGGGTGACCGGAAGGCACTGTTGGCCGCGCGCGATGTGACTTTCGCCCCGCTGCCCAAAGATCAGGTGCTCATTGACGACCTGCCTTATGACGTGATGTCGGTAGACCAGGAAGGGCTGAACGCTGCTGCGATGTACGTGCTGCAATTACGTCGGTAACCGTGGGCGCGGCGCGCCCCGAACGGAGTAGCCTTGCCTGACCTCTTGCCTGATTGTCGCACCGGCGAACCGATAGGCGCACGCCCCGGACCTGGCGGGGTGATGTGGGTGCCCGTCTACTGTGGGCAATGCGGTAATCCCGGTGGTCTTGTCCCCGCCGAAAACATGACTTTCGTATTTTATCTCTGCAATGACTGCTTTGCGGCCAATGGAGAGATTACGAATACGATGGTCATGCCTGATGAAATCTTTTGGGAAAAGATCAAACAGGAACAACTTGAACAGTATGGGCGATTTCTCTCCGAATCGGAGTTATCCGAAGTGATCGCAGCGGATGCGTCGCCGCTCGCGAATCTCATCAAAGACCGACGCTAGGAGCTAACGACCATGCCATTCGTTTACGCCGTTGAAGGGGCTCCAGCGACGCCCTACGCGACGCACGCGACGCCCAACACTGAGGACCCGACGCTTGTGCTACGCCAAGCGACGCGCGGTACGGATCTTCAGGCTATCTATGCGCTCGGCCGCGGTGCTTCGCTTGCCGCGATCACAGGCATCGGTTATCGGGTGCGCCGATGGACAACGGCAGGCTCGGGTGGCACGGCCATCACCCCATCGCCCCGGCGTATCGGGACGACCGCCTCAACCACGGCGGCAGACAAGGTGACCGCGATCACTGCTGGCACCGTCTCAGGTGCCTACCAGCTCGGCTTCGGTTGCGGGGCGGCTGGTCCCGGGGCATGGGTTGCCCCCAACCAGGATTCGTGCATTCACCTGGAAGGGGGCGGCGCAGACGAGTTGGATATCAACTCGGTCTGCGGGGTGACGGCGATGCTGCATCACGTCTCTGCGGAGATCGTTGAATAACGTGGCCGTTCGCATTTTGAGCATGCCATCGAGTCAATCCCTCTCCACTGTCTTAACAGGCGGTGGAGGGGATACACCGAACCCCACACTGCTTCCCGTGGCGACGATGAGTTCGGCTCCAGATACCACAGCCTATGATGCCCTAAACATCCCGGCATTGGCGGCTGGTGGGAGTTATCTCGATCCAGTGAGTGGGGCGAAGATTTACAAGCTCACGGATACAAGCTTCCCCTTCGCCAGTAATCCTGCCAGTGGACACGATTACGCAGATGGTGGTGATGAGATATCCCTGCCTTGGAGTGGCACGAAGCGGACCATCCATGTGCTACGGCTAGGGACTGGGTTCGATCACGCGATGATCGATTTCGATCCAAGCTCTGGGGTTAGCAATCCGCGCGTACTCTCTGGTACAATGGACCCGAATCGCGATCTTTGCCTCACCTTCTCCAACAACCCGGCCACACCGTACTATTGCTATATCTGTAACGCCGACGCTACGGTGCGGCGCTTCGACTTCCGCGACAACTCTGAAGTGACGGGCGGCGGCTGGCCGTGGGCGTCAACCGGCGACGTGTGGTTGCACCAATCCCGGAATGATGCGCGTTTCGTGATCCTCAAGACTTCGACCGGTAGTACGGTTGTCTATGAGCCGAGCACGACTACAGCCAAGACGCACACGGACTCGAACGTAGATGAGCCGCGCATGGAGCGCGATGGGCGTTACGTAGGCCTCGGCATGACGACGCCGAACAACGGACTGAACGTATACGACTGGAACACCGATACCATTACATGGACTTATGATCCTCTGACTTCCGCGACCCACACGCCATTCGCGCACGGGGCTAACCTGCGCAGCATCTTCCTGCAGTCGAATTGGGACGGCACGCCGGCTCCAGGTGTTTACGCGACCATCGATCCGGCAGTGGCGCAGTCTGATACGAATATCGGTGGGGCTATCGTCGGCGATCTACTGCACGGCAGCGGGAACTGGGTACAGAACGCGGGTAACGGGCAGTGGGGGCTGTTCGGCAAGTACGGCAGTCCCATCGACCCGGGTTCGACCTACGTGGGGCGTGGCGGAATGGTATTCGCACGCATCTCCGGCGGCCGCTATCTGCTGGGGCACTCTTACAACACGAGCAATGTGTACGAGCGTTTCCCGTTCGCAAAGCTCTCGCCCGACGGGCGCTATGCGCTTTTTACGTCAAATATGAACGGCCAGACGCGCTGTGATCTGTTCTTGGCCAAAGTTCCGACCAACTAATGGCGATCAGTCTCGTTCCCGGGCAGAAGGCCAACACTATCGGGGTGGGCGCTGGCGCCAGCATCGCGGCGACGATGCCTGCAGGCGTCACGGCCGGCAATCGGATCGTGGTAGGGGTGAGCTGCAATGACGCCGGTACTGTTACTGGCGTGACCGACGACAAGAGTAATACTTACGTTCGCGAACTGCAGTTCGATGATACGGTGCAAATTGGCCGATGGCTGGAGTGCTGGTCCGCGAAGAATATCGGCGGCAGCACTGCTCCCACGGTCACGGCAGCATTCTCCGGAACCCCGACCGGACGAACTATCGTCATCACCGAATACACGGGCGATGACAATACTGCGGGACATGAAGGCACTGCATCGGCGGCGGGAAACAGCACGAACCCCTCGACTGGCAACCTATCACCAACGCCAACGGTCAATGGCGAACTGATATTTGTCTTTGGCTTGAACTCGCTCGGGGATCTGACTGCCGGTTCTGGATATACTCTGTTGTTTACGGAGGCGGGTGAAGGCACAGCGAGCGAATACCAGGTCCAAGCAACGGCTGGACCCATTGCGGGTGTGTTCGTTGGGGGTGCCACCACCTGGGCCTGCATCGCCGTGAGCTTCAAGCCTGCCAGCACGGGTGGGGGCACTTCAACTCTAGACAGTGATTATCTCATCTATCAGGTGGTGCAACCATGAGCCTCCAATCCTATCGGGAATGCCTCATCACGCAGCCCGATGCTGGGACGCTATTCAATACCTATACCACTGCGAAAACGGTTATCAATCCGAACGCGCTGTGGACCATGCCACCGAATTGGTGCCGTCTCGGTCGAAAGTTGAATCTGCGGGTAAGCGGGGCTATTTCGAATATCGTGACGACGCCTGGATTGATGAATTTCCAAGTCATCATTGGCGGCGTGGCAGCGTTCGACTCAGGAAACATCCAACTCAATGCGAGTGCTCACACCACGATCCCATTTTGGGCAGACATTGATCTGACGATCCGCGCGATTGGCAACGCTACGAATGCGAATCTCATCGGATTCGGCGCCTTCACCGGGAAAATGTTCACGCTCACAGCGGGCCAAACCGATGATGCCCAAGGTCACATGACGATCATTGCGCCGGTGGGAGTCCCCGCAGTAGGGACAGGATTCAATTCGACCATCGCCAATATCGTTGATTTCTTCGTCGGATTCACGATTTCGAACGCTGGTAATGGTGTGCAGATTCATGAATATGGTCTGTATGCCGACAACTAGGAGTTGAGAACATGGTGCTCGTAGGATCAGGAACTGCGGCAGGGGCAGTCTACCCATCCTATGGGGGACAGAGCAAGTTCTGGTTCGGGACCGCTTTGACGGTCAGTGGGGTCGCAACGTTCTATCCCACTGATGATGGCACCGGGTCAGGAAATCCCCTGTTCATGAACATCGCCATCGCACTTGTAGGAGCGAAGGCGAACGTCACCGCTGCCACTGACGCGCCACTGACCTCTATCAAGCTGATCGCCGCTGACCGGAAAAGCATCACGGTCAATTGCGTTAACGGCGTGGTTCTCCTGGCCGCGGCGGCGACCTTACAACTGGCATCGGACGGGACTGCGGTCAACTGCATGGTGTGGGGCGACTAGGTGTCCTTCGCCCCCGGCTTCGCCGTATCGCCGGAAATCTTCTTCCCGCAGAGTGATTCTGACGGCACGCCGGTCTGTGTCCCCGATGAGGACTTCTTTTTCTATCTCCGGCCGATGCCTGCCTACATGGGGGCACTGTCGATCCTCGTGGGGATCGGGGCTGGCCCGCAATTCCCGCAAAGCTTCGAGTCTGATCCGTGGCAAGCGCCCATCATTCAACAGACGCAGAACCTCCTCTCATATGTCCCTCCCGATCAAGGGGACATGGGGCATGCGGTTGGCGTCTTTGAAGATGACGGGGACATGCCCCTCATCATCTGGCCCAATGAGAACACGGTGCGGGTGGTCTGGGATGATGGAAACAGTCTCCCCTTCGCCACCATGGCGCTCGATGATGGATACGCGATCAGCACCCAACTACCATGGCCCGACATCATTACGATCATCGGGCCGTGGGGCTACGCAAGCAGCGAAGATATTCCCGCAATCGTACCAGATGAAGTGCATTTCATTCCGCGCATCATCTGGCCGTCCTGGACACCGACGCCAGTGGTCTACGATGACGCCGATATTGCAGTGGCGCCGCCTCCGCTCGTTGACGAGTTCTACTTCATCCCGCGCATTCTATGGCCATCCTGGACGCCCACGCCCGTCGTTCATGACGACGCGCAAATTGCGCAGGCTGCTGTTCCGCTCCTCGTCGAATGGCAGGAATGGCAAGCGCCCATCATCTGGCCGAATGCCCCGCCGTTCCGAGCCTTGCAGCCGTATCTCAATGAGCCAGCGAACTGGTTCTCAGTATCCGCCTTCCAGAACGTCTTGCGGGTAACGGACTTGGGGGACAATTGGTACATCGTTACCGATGAGAGCGGCAATCGCTATCTCGTGCGGGATTGGGGTCTGCCGCGCTATTGGGTTGAAGACGTATGAAACACGTGACTCGAGGTGGAATGTAATGTCCCTACTGATCTCGAAAGACTATCAGGAAAGAACGCTTGTCCCAATCTGGCAACAGTATCTGGAACGAGTGGTCCCGAGCACTGACCCCTCGTACGCAGCGATAGACAAGCCCGCCTTTCGGATTCTGCTCGCAGGACAAGGCTATAACCCCGATGGTGTGAATATCCTGCGCCCAGGCTCGAGCAAGACGGTTAACGCTGGCAGTAATGCATTTACCGGAACGGTGGAAGTGCGACTGACGACAGCGATCGAATTAGCGCGACTCCTGGGGTGGCCCTATGTGTATGTCCCGATCAGGGCGTGGGACGGGGTAGTGATGCTGCCCTACAATGCCTCCCTCATCACATTTAATACAGCAGTCCGCATGACCCGTGAGGGTGCCAATCCCAACGTTGTTGATGTTAAGGCATACGGAGCCGCAGGGGATAATGTTGCCAACGATACGGTAGCTCTTCAAGCCGCGTTGACCAGTGCCACTGTCGGACAAACAGTCTACGCGCCAGAAGGAACGTATCGCTTTACAGGAGTGACCTTTCCAGCGGTAAAGGGCGTAGTTCTTCTCGGGGCTGGACGTGAAGCAACCACTCTCGTCTATACTCAGACAACTGGTGATGGCATTGTCTTTAATTCTACCTACCAGCGAATTGAGAACCTGCGGATTGAGGGAGTAGGTTCCGCAACGGCTGGCTCACTCATTCATGGAGCTGGCGCCGCCGATCAATGCCAAGTGGTCAATGTGCATACCTTTCAGGGATTCCACGGCATCACGTTCGATAGTGGATTCTACCGCACGATTGATCGCTGTACTATCGAAAACTTCAATGGCAACGGCATTTATATGGACGGATCGGTTCAGCGCAGCATTGCGATTGCCTGCATTGTATTGAACACAGGCACGACGGGACAGAACGGCATTGAACTGGGTCCCACATCGCTCGAATGTCTTATCACGAGTTGCTATGTAAGGGGTTGTGGAGGCACACAGGGCAGCGGGAATGCCGGGATTCACGTTCAAGACCATAAATACGGGACAGTCGTCGGATGCATGGTGGTAGCTTGCAATAATCAAGGGATTCTCCTTGATGGTGCGACCGCCTGTCAGTACAACGTCATTGCGAACAACGTTGTCGTCGGCAGTTTAGGCGTATCGGGTGAGGGAATTACCTTGTTTGGCGCCGCGATTGCGAACAATACCGTTTGCGACAACATCGTCCAGAGTTGCGCGACGAATGGCATCGAGGTCTTTGACGCCGGCAAATACAACAACGTGAACGGAAACTACGTCGAAGGCTCCGTTAGTGGTACTGGTATCTTTCTCGGTAACAACACAGGGAGCCCTTTCACGACGGTCGTTGGGAACATCTGTCGCTTGAATAACTTTTCCGGGATTCAGGTACATAACTCAGCGAATTGCGTCGTGAATGACAACACCTGCACTGACAATGATCAATTAGCAAGTGGGACTGTCACTCAGCAGAATGGCATCACGTTCTCAGAGTCAAGCACTCGCTGTGTCTGCTTGGGGAACAAATGTCGGAACGATGCTGGGGTGACACAGCAAGCTGGGATTCGACTAGAAAATACCGCTGAAGCTGATTTGGCCTTCAATGATGTGATGGGCAATGCTATAGCGGGGATCACAGACAGTGTGGCTCTCTCGCAGCGTCGCGGGAATCGACTCTCAACCGGCGTGACACAGGGACGGGCTGTATTAGTAGGCGGTACAGTCACTGTTTCCACTGCCGAAGTATTGGCCGCCGACAATATCCACCTGACGCGGGTCGTCACGGGTGGCACTGTAGGACACCTCAGCATCGGTACCATCGTCGCCGGGACATCCTTCGTTATCAGTTCATCCAGCGGTACAGATACTAGCACGGTCTTTTGGGAGATCGTGCATTGATCGCCCCCAGAGCCTTAGCCCTCGCTGGGACATAGATGAAACACGTCAGCTTGGATAACGACTGGCGCTACAAATACCGGGTGACGACGGACAACGCCACGACGGGGGCAACGATCGCCGCGGCTGGCCTTGCTGGACTTCAAGCATGGTTCAGCCTCACGCGGGGCGGAGCGACGATCAATGCGGCGCTGACTAAGAGCATGGCCGAACTCAGCGGCACACCAGGTACCTATACGGCCGTCGTAGACGGCGATGTGCTGCGGACTTATCTCGCTGCGCTCGATGGTCAAGTCATCTGGGAGGTGTTCGGTGACGGGCTGAACGTCTACACATCCGTGAATCGGCGAGTGAAGGGAGTGCGCGAACTGTGAGCGGCGCCGCAGGCAAATGGAAAATGTACGATTTCGCCAAAAAGTACGTCGGCGATGGCACCCACGACATGGATGCCACCGCTAATTGGCAGTGCGCGCTCTTTCTTTCCACTTCGAATGCGAACACGCTTTCCGTCGGCACGGGAGTCTATGGGGATCTCACGAACGAACACGCGAATGCCAATGGCTATACCACGGGGGGCGTCGCACTCACAGGCGAAGTCTTTACGCGCTCTGGCGGGACGGTCACCTTCGATGCGAACGATCCCAGCTGGACGGCTTCTGGGGGCTCGATCATCGCACGCTTCGCCGTCATCTATGCGAACGCGACGCTCAACGGCATCGTGAAACCCTTACTCTGCGTGTGCTTGCTAGACACGACACCCGCCGACGTGACAGCGACGACGGGCAACACGTTCCCCATAACTTTGGATGCTGCGGGGATCATTGCAATTTCCGGAGCTACGAGCGACTGATGGCCACCTTCCGATCATTCGACGAAGTGGCGCTCATGCAGAAACATCGCACGGAGCAGATCATTGACGCCTTTGTAACCGAGACGCAGGTGACCGTGCGTGCGCGGACGCCCATCGACACCGGCAATGCGCGGTCGGGATGGTTCCGCTCGCCCCCCGGATTGTCGGAGTTCGGTACTGAGCAAGTCATCGGCAACGATGTGCGTTACATTGTGGCGCTAGAGTACGGTCACAGTAAACAGGCACCGGAAGGGATGGCGCGGATCACCGCTGAGGAATCGCAGCAGCGCATGGATGCCATCGTGCAGCGCTTCCAAGAATGACGCCCGACGCCGCGGCTGATGCGATCGAAACAGCGCTTGCCACAGCGTGGGGGACGACGACGCCGATTTCGTGGGCCAATGTCCCTTTCATGCCCCCGGATACCGGCTCATGGCTCAAGGTGGATTTTATTTGGGGCAACGGCGCTGTGCTGACGAAAACCGTTCCCGCTGTCGGCGGCATCAACAGCATCGTCGGGATCGTGCAGCTCGCGGTGTTCGGCCCCAAGGATCTCGGTGACGGGGCGATTAGCGCACTGGCCGAAACGGCGCGGGCGATCTTCAACCGCAAACGGCTGGCGAGCCCCAACGATGACGTGATGTTCGGCGCGGTCAGTGCCCCGGTAGCATTGTTCGAGGAATCATGGCGGTCTTTCGTGGTGACTGCGCCATTTCGCGTTTTGGAAACCGTTCCCTAGGGAGGTTGTATGAGCGTTTACAGAGGTATGGACGGGAGCGTGACCTTCAACGCGGTCGCGCTCGGGAATGCCCGGGTCGTCGGAGTGAACACGACTCGCGGATTGATCGATGTCACGGTTAAAGGTGACAAACTTGCGCAACGCCAGGGCGGGCTCGTCATTCACACACTCACCTTCGCCGGGGTGCTCGATTACGTCACGGGGCAAAAGACACTGATCGACTACCTCGAAGCCGCCACGCCCGACCTGTCATTGCAGACATTGGTCTTCACGGTCGCCACGGGGAAAACTTGGACCTGGACGACCGGCGCGTTGCTCGAAGGCTATCAGGTCAGCAGCCCAGAGGGGGACAATCCTGTCACCGTAGATTTCACATTCCATCTCAACGTGCCAGCGGTTATTTCCTGGGTATGAGCGCCTCCAATGGCAAGCGGTTCATTGAGAAGCTGGTGGCGGCGTCGCCGTTGGAACGCCGTAAAATCACCGTGCTCGGTCAGGATATTTACTTCACGCCCCTTACGCGAAAAGCGCTCGCGGATGCCATGCCGAAGGATGAGGTCGAGCGCGAGCCCGATTATGTGGGCCTGTTCGTGCTGGTGCATTGCGCTGAAGCCGAAGATGGCTCGAAGCTTTTCGAGATTCGGGACATCGACGCCCTGCGGGAGCGGGTGTCCGTGCAACTTCTGCAACAGATCGAACAGGCCATGATGGAGACGCTCCTGCCATCGCCCGAGCAAGTGGTCGCGGTCGTCAATACGGACCCTCCCTCCGCTTCCGCCTAAGCCTCGCGCGGGAGCTGGGCAAAACGCTGGCGGAATTAGAGGCAACGATGACCGAGACGGAGTTCCGCTACTGGGCGGGGCTCTATCATTGGGAAGAAGTCGAACGCAAAAAGAAAGAACAAGAGGGCAAGCGACATGGCTGATGTAGTCCGGCTTTCTATCGTTTATGACACCAGCCAGGCCGCCGCAGGTGTTGCGACTCTCAATGCGCGGGGCCAACAATTCGGCAAGACCCTGAGCCTCGTGAATGGTGCAGCCGATATCGGCGGAAGACGCTTACGCACCGTGGCGCTCGCAGGGACCCATCTCGCCGCCCAGCTTTCTACGGGCAACGTTTCTGCATTAAGTCTCGCCAGTTCGCTCGGGAGACTTGCTGGCCCGACCGCTGCGGCTGGCCTCATTCTCACCATCGTCAACCTCGTCAATGCATTCCAGGAATTCAACAAGATTGTCAAGGACATTTCGCTCTCGATCGACAAAATGCAGACGAGTGCGCGTGATGCGCACAACGATGTGCGGCGTCTCCTTGGGGAAGCGCCCCCCGAAACAAAAGCCGAGCAAGCGATCAAGCGGCTCCGCGATGCGGCAGCAGCTATGCGCCAAGAAGCGCAGCGCCTCGGCGGGGCTGCCGGTAAGCTCCTCGAAGGGCAAGCCGACATACTCCTGCGGGAGATTCCTGGCATGGGTCGGCGGGCTCGTCGCGGGGAGCAAATCGCAGGGCGTCGCGACTTCAATGAATCCCTTCGCGAGTCTAACACGCTGCTCCAGATGCTCAAACGTACTCCGCTGGAGCAGATGACGGCCACCATGGGCCTTTACCAAAAGCGGCTAGAGTTTCTGATCAAAACGCACCAGGAAGCTGGCGAGGAAGCAAAGCAACTCGCCTTGTTGCTACATATCGGCGCCGAGAAAATGCGTCAAATGGAACGTGCCGCCGCCCTACTGAAAGGTGGGCTGGAAACGATCCAGGGAGCCATTGAGGAGTTCGTCATAACCGGGACGTTCGCGTTCCAGCAGTTCCTCGACAACATTCTCCGGCTCCTCTATCGCGATTTTACCGATGAACTGATCCACGGCATATTGAAAACTGCTGCGGGCACGGTTGGCGCGGGCTCCGTCACCACCGGCGGCACTACGCCAGTGCCGGGGCCGATCAATCAAAGTCTCGTCGGTGGTGGAGTCACCAGTAACGTGCACTTCACGATAAACGCCATCGACGCCCAAGGTGTCGCTCAGTTCATTAACCAAAACGGGGCGCAGATCGCCGCGACCGTAGCAGGACACGCAGACCGGAGTCGGGCAATTCGCCGGCGGTTCTTCCGTGGCTAGCTTCCCCCGTGCTGTCATTCCTATCGAAGTCTCCTCATTGGAGATGCCGGGGCCGCTGATCGCAAAAGCGCAGTCCGGCCGAGTGAACATCCGCGCTACACAGCAAATCGGGCGCACTTGGATGGAGAAATACCTCATCAACGTGCGGTCAATAAACGGTCGCGCGCTACTCGCCACAGTGGGTAACCTCTATAGGAATGGAACCATCTTTAGCATCGACCATCGAGATCACCTCACGCCACTCGGTGCCGGTGGCGGGTCACCGCTGGTGAATCAGGCGCCGCAGCTCGTCACCGATCCGGAGAACTTCGGCGCGGCTAGTTGGACTGTTTGGGTAGGCACACCCACGCTCACAGCGGGGCAGGCCGACCCCTTCGGCGGGACGGCAGCCTATCAGATCGACGACAACAATGCCGCCAGCGCAGAGGCTATCCAGGCGACGGTAGCATTCACCGCTGATGGGACGAAATCCATCGCGATTTATCTTCGTAACGGCACGGCGACCAAAACATCGTTCGGCATTTACGACAACACAGCCGCAGCGTGGCGGGCGCAGGTAGACGTGACTTGGACGGCTGGTGTTCCATCGGCAGCCATTGTGACTGGTGGTGGAACAGTATTCCCGAACGATGTTATCGGCAGTGGTTGGTATCGCATTCTCATCGCAGTGAACAGTGTTGTCGCCGCCAATTCCAATCGATTTCTAGTCTACGGCACCGACACAACGAATGCGTTGACAGGTACAACGTTCATCTTCGGTACCAATGCATGGAATACTGCGACGCCCGCAGGCTATATTGGCGCGAGCCATCCTCAAGCCACGGGCAACAGCTTCTACCTTGATGGCGCTACCGCATCGGTCAGTAATTGGCTGCGCACGGGTGACGTGCTGTCGGTCGGTGGGCTTGCCCCGGTCTATGAAGTGACCGCTGATACGAACTCGCTCACAGGCGGGTTCGTCATCCTACCCGTCAATCCGCCGATCTTCACAGGAGGGGCGCCGGCCGACAATGCCGTAGTGACCATCACGGGCGTGACGCTCCAAGCCTGTATTCTCGAGCCACCCGCATTCCCGAATACATCAGGCGTCGGGGCCGATTACGGGGAACTCGTTGTCAAGTTTTCCGAGTCGCTGTGAGCCGGACACTCACTGCTCCAGCGCTTGCAGCAATCCAAGCGCAGCGCGCCGAGCTCATCCACCTCCTGTCGATGACCTTCTCGGGTGGGACCATCCGCTTCACGACCGGCCCCAATAATGTAGACTGGAATGGAAACACCTACTCAGCGGCGGGCGGAGCGATGACCTTCGAGGCCATCACCGAAACGCCCGATCCCTCAGGGCAACGACTGAAGATTATCCTCGATGGCGTGAGTCTGACGGCGATTGCTGCATTGCTCGGTCAAAGCTATATCGGTCGCCTCGCTACGTTACGCCGCGCGTGGATTGATTCGGGAGGGTCGATCATCGCCGATCCGGCGATTCTCTTTACGGGCTACCTCAATACCCCGTGGGTGGTCACCGAAGATTGGGATAAGCACTGGGCCAAAGTGGAGACGGAAATCGTCTCGCCGCTCGCGGTGTTCAACCAGGTTCGCGGGATCACTGCCGATAAGACTTCCCATCAGCGATGGTTTTCCACCGACACCTTTTTTTCCCACATCGTGGACAAGCCCGAAGGGGATTTCGGCTGGGGAATCTACACGCCCAAGAACTTGAGGTTTTAGGTGTCGTTCTTCGGGTCCCTGCTGAAAATTGTAGCTATCGGGGCATTCTTCATTGCCACCGGACCCTTTGGTCTTGCCGTGGGTTCAACGCTCGCCACGGTGTTACGGATCGGCGGCGTAGTCCTCAGCTATCTCGGCGCACTGATCGACAAGCCCAGACTGCTCGCCGAACGTCTCCGCGCGATCAGCGGAACAACGCTTGAGCCGGGGTCACCGATCCCTGTGGTCTATGGTCGTGGGAAAGTCGGTGCGATCATAGCCGATTGGTTCATCCAGCCGGACAACAACTTCAAGGAACTCTATTACGTGGCGGTTTTCTGTCACGGGTCGCGGGATGGGCTCGGGGTCGCTGGCGTAGATGAAATCTGGATCAACGGGCGTAAAGCCATCGACGTAAACACGGGCGCGCGGATCTATCCCTATAAGCCGATCACGTCCAACTACAAACTATTCCTCGGCTCAACAGTCCAGAACGTCGGCGCGACGCGGTTCTACACCGACGGCGCGGGCATCGGCATCGAAGCACCAGCCGACGTGGCCAGTTCTGGTTGGAGCGCGACCACGGATACTGGCAAAGGGCTTTGTGTCGGTGGCTTCGTGTTCCTTAACGTGGACACCGCCACATTCAGCGAAACGGCCAAGGCAATCAGCAGCTCGAGCGCAGCCAATCCCACGGTGATTACCACAAGTGTCGTGCATGGCTTCGCGACCGGCGACTCAGTGCGGATCACGGGCCACAGCGTCTCGGCGGTTAATGGTCAATGGGTTATCACCGTCATCTCGACAACGACTTTCAGCATTCCGCTCGGACTCACTTCGGGCGGCGGGGCTACTGGTACGGTTACCCGATTTGCCGAAGGTCCTATCTTCCAAGGCCCGCCTGCAGTCGCAGCAATCATCCGCGGGAATCGGATCTATGATTCCCGCACCGATACCTGGCTGGCCGGCGGCGACAATCCGTCGATGGTGATTCGGGATTATCTGCTCGCCCCGATCTATGGATGCGGCTTCGACCCCATGCTGATTCACGAGCAGAGCTTCAAAGACGCGGCGGATTACTGCGATGTGTTGGTGCGCTACGTCGTTAGTGGGGCGGTGACGATCACGTCCTCGAGCGTCGCGAATCCCAGCATCATTACGACGGCGACACCACACGGCTTCGCCGCGTCCGGCACGTTTCTCGTGCGGATCGCAGGCCACTCCGGCTCGACGCCGAGCATCAACAACGATTATACCGCTACCTACGTGAGTGCCAGTAGTTTCAGCATTCCGGTGAACGTCACGGTCGGGGGCACGGGCGGCACGGTCGTCAAACTCGTGGAAATCAAACGCGCCACATGCAATGGCGCGTTAGACACGGCCCGCGCTACGTCCGACAATCTCCAAGAGTTGCTATCCTCTTGCCGCGGCAACCTCGTCTGGGAGCAGGGACAGTTCAAGCTCACCATTCGCAGTCCGTCGGTGCCGAGCCCGACCATCACCCTCAATCCGGATATCATCATCGGTGAGTGGAGCTTTCAGAACGCTGGGCTCGAGGAAAAGTGGAACAGCGTCACCGCTTCCTATGTCGAACCGGCGAACGGGGAATTCAAGGCTCAGGAGATTCAGTTCCCGCTCGTCGGCACGTCGAATGCGTATCTAACGGCGGATGGGGGATTCGTCAACAATCTGCAATTGAGCCTACCGTTCACCAACGACCAGTTGATGGCGCAAGGCGCTGCGCAGATCACGCTGAACGAATCCCGCCTTGGGATCACGGCGTCGTGCCGCTGCACGGAAGCGGCGTTAGCCGTATCGGTCGGGGATCGTGTCTACGTCACGCACCCGACGCCCGGCTGGACGAACAAGGAATTTTGGGTCACGGCGCTGCAACTCTTGCCGGATACGACGGTTTCCGTGAGCCTCCAAGAATACGATTCAACGGCCTATGATTTGGCGACGCAGGAAGATCGGCGCTCATTTCCTACCACATCGCTGGATTCGATCTTTACCGTTCCCGTGCCTGGCGCGGTTACGATTTCAGGCCTCGCGCCCCAAGGCATTTTGATTACGTGGGGCTCGGCAAACTACGGGCATGTAGATTTCTACGAAGTCCAAGCGAAATGCACGAGCGCGGGCGATCCCTACGTTACGGTAGCGCGCATCCGTGAAAGCGCCAACGTGCTGCAAGCGAATGCACCACTGGCTCGGCCGGGGCAGCTCTGGGACGCACGGGTGCGGACCGTGAATGTGATTGGCTGGCCGAGCGCGTGGGTCGATGCGAGTCAATTCTCATTCCCAGTTCCAGGAGCGGTGAGCCCCGGCACAGGTCAACTCACATGGACCGGATTCGCGCCGACGATCGTCATCGCTCCCGCTCCACCAACACTCAATAGCGTTGGACGCACCGCATCGGGTGGCGATCTTTGCGCCTCCACAGGCGACTGGTTGAACGTGCCGAGCTGGAATACCAGCAACCCGAATGATCCGTATTTTCAGATCAACATCGAAGTCGCGACCGATTCGGGGGCAACGAATTGGGTGAGCCTGATCTCTGGTCTCACGACTGCCAGCTCGAGCTATTCCAACGATACAGGGCTTGAGGTTAAGCTCGATCCTCCGGGCACCATCACAACATATTATCGTAAGTATCGCATCAAGTTGGTGCGGAAATCCGATAGTGTAGTCATCAGTTCACTAGACACGACGCAGGGCACCCTCCTTCAACGCAGCGGCACTTGCCCTTAAGGGTGGTTTTTTGTCTCGGAAAGGTGAATATTTAACCCGTGATGCAAACCATTCCGTCAGGCCCGGCCTGGGCGGTCGCTATGGCTCTTATCTTCACGGGCCTTTCGCTTCTCCTCAAGGCTGGTGTCCCCGTCGTGCAAGCGATCCGCCGCAATGGCAAGAATGGTCGGAATGAGGCGCTCGAACGCCAAGAAGCCGTTGCCACGGTCAAAGCCCATATTGACGAGGCCTCCAAGGAATCGCGTGACCACCGCGAGAAGATCATGGGCAATATTGATAAGACGCGCCACGATCTGTCCGGACCATTGGCGACGATCGCCCTCACGGTGGCCTTGATGGAACAGACGCTCGTGGAGATTCGCGACCGGTTGCCCCGCCTATGATTGCTCTATTGCTCCTGTTGCAAGTCGCTCCGGTGCGAACCTACTGGCCCGTTACCGTAGCCCAGCTCGCGAGCGGAGCGGTCAAGCATACGCACGTCCAGGTGAGTGGCGTCGTAGCCTATACGAAGATCGAGGAGGACGGGGACATTCACATCCGAATCGTGGGGGATACCGGAGCCGCCTTTGTGGTTGCGGAATGCATCCCGAGATTACCGTGCCGGCGTCCCAAGAACGGGGAACGCATCACCGTGCAGGGGATTACGCGGTATGATGGGGAACATCATTGGTTTGAAGTGCATCCCGTCGAGGAGTTGCACCCATGACCAATCCCCGTGATTCCTCGGGTTCCTATCAGGCGAGTGGCGGGAGCATAGGCCGCGATATCCGCCTCGCAGTGGGTGCCTTGGCGATCTTCGGGGATGGATTCCTGCTATACAAAGAGCACGTCTCTGCAACTCCGCCGGCCAGTTACACGACGCCCGACATCATCATGCATATCGCGATCCTCGTGCTGGGTGTATTTCTCATGGACCCGAAACGAACCTTAGAGCTCGTCGGACAGGTGAAGGACCGCATCCCGCTGATTGGCGGCGGTAAGTGAACATCAGCGATGCAGGCATAGAGGCACTCCAAAAGCGGGAGGGTTCCTCACTAACGGCCTATCGGGATAGCGCAGGACTCCTGACGATAGGGACGGGGCACCTTCTCGGGAAGGACGAGTTATCCAGCGGCAAGGTACTGGGTATTGATTGGAAGGATGGGATCACCCCCGAACTGGCTGCGGATCTCCTGAAGCGGGATCTGGCTGCGGCCCAAGCCGTGGTGAATGTCGCAATTACCGTCCCCCTCGTGCAATACCAGTTCGATGCACTCGTCAGCTTTGCTTTCAACGTCGGTAGCATGGCCTTTCGCCAATCGACGCTCGCCCGTATCCTGAACGCCGGGGACTATGTTGGTGTCCCGGCCCAGCTCGCACGCTGGATCCATTCGGCGGGGGCGGTGGATCCGGGGCTGGTAACCCGACGCAAGAGTGAAATTGAACAGTGGGAAAACGCTTAGGGAGGCGAAGATGATCTGTCCTCATTGCGGTCAGCATATTACCATGAACGATGCCCAGATCGTATATCCGGGCACCGTGAACCCAACAGCGGCGAATCGGGTCGCTGCGGTGATCCTCTATCCGCACGCGACGAATGCTTGTGCGCCGCCTCCAAATGTCGAAATTCACGACTTCACCGTGGGAGGCTAGATGAGTACGACCTGGAAAAGTCTGGCGGTAGGGTTTGGGGCTGGCATCCTCAGCATGGCCTTGTATTTCCAGCTTGGACTTCGTGCTCCTGGGGCGATCCTCTGGGGCATCTCGCTGGGATACATCGGGTATCAATACTATGAAGCCCGGAAGGGTAACTGACCCTTCCGTTCAGGCTTCGAGTCCCACTTACCACGCTGGTCCTTGGGCTCCTCGCCCTGTGGGGATTCTTCCACTTTGAGGCCAAGGCGGCGGTAGAGTCTGGGGCGGTCGTGCAGCAAGCCCAACAGGTCCTCGCATTGGGTAACGCTTTCCGCCTCAGACAGACGGAACTCGCCAATAGGGCCGCCAGCGCCCTACAAGCCTCTAGGCGGGGCGAACGGGCCGTCAAAGCATTCCGGGACTCGCTAGCGCACGCCCCGACGCCCCACGACACCATCCGGATACAGGGGGCGGTTAATGATCTACTTGTGGCGCAACGAGATAGCCTCACCATCGCCGAAGCCTACCAGCGGGCGCGGGCCGAACGGGCCGAATCTCGGGTGACGCTGCTCGAAGCGAACCTCAGAGCCACGCTGATGGTGGCTGACTGCCATATCGGAGGTCTCCGATGGTTGCCTCGATGCCCCGGCAGAACCTTGTCTTTCCTGATCGGAGCGGGTGGGGCGAGCATAGCCCTGCTAGCCATGCACCATTAGCCATCGTCTGTGTTTCGATAATATTTATATTAGGAATATTCGGGAGCTTTTGGGCTGGCCGTATGTATGAATCGCGCACCCAGTTGGGATACCTGGTGGCAGCCGCGCCTGCATTGGAGGATTTGACGGCGGCGACGCGGTTTGAGGATAGCGTCTCGATGCAGTTCGTGATCCAAATGGAACGGCTCCGACGGCCCCATTAAAATCGTTACAGAGATATAACTTGCAATTCTGAGATATTGACCCCATCTTACAGGATGCGAATCCTGCGGCGGTTGGGCTGGGTCATGGCGCTGGCGTCCTTTCTTGCGGGCTGCTCGCTCGGGTGGCCCACACAAAGAGCGGGAATGGCCGTGACCGCCAGCCCAGCAGACTCCACCAGGCATAACCACACAGGCGCGGATCTCTTGGCGCTCGGCATCATCAGCGCGTTTGTGCTGATCCTCATTCCACAAGCGGCGAAGTCATGGCATTAAGCGAAAAGAACTTTGCCCCGCAAAGTACAATAATTCGTGCTGCCTCCAATCCTGGTCTCGAAGCCGGAAAGCCCCTCAGTTACGAAATGATCCTCTGCCGATTGGGCGGCTGGTGGACGATGGAGCCGAATGAATCCAGTCTTGAACCCCTCGAAATCGCACTGCTCCAACTCCAGTGATGTCGCGGTGGGAAACCCGTAGAGAACCCCCGATGGGTCCAAACGGTGAGCGTTTCCAGTGGGTGTTCTGGCCGGGGCTGTGGTGGCGCCCCATTCCGTTCAGCGGTGGCCCATATCCGTACAGTGGCCCCAATCGGGGGCGCATCTATCGCTGGCGTGGTGGCTTCTGGATGTGGGAGCTTCGACGCTGGGGACCGTAAGGGGTGGGCTTCCAGAACCTTGTAGGGTAGTGGAGCCTCCAGCTTAACATAATCCTGTATGGGATATTGACCGATCGGTCAGGAAAGAAAAATCCCCATGACTGAGCGTGAACGTCTGGTGAAGTTGGCTAAGGCGATAGCGGATCTCCTCGCTTTGGGGGTGGAGATGGACACGCAGGCGAAC